ACAATAAGTGTTCGTGTTGATGATAAGAAACGAATAGCATTAACTTGGTTAGAAGCGATTGTATAAATGATTGCATCATCATCTGCTATTGTACCACCTCTATTCTCATCCATATTTTCGTAATCACCTGATTTAGAAAAGAATAATGTTTGAGGTTGAACTTCTGTTCCTGCGAATACTAATCTTTGTTCGTAGAAAGATACGCAAGAAGGATGACCAGTAGTGTCTGAGAAAGCACCTAATGCCCAGTCGGTAGAATTAGATGAAGAACCCATATCTTTTATAACTGTTGCTGTTGCAACTGTTGTGCTAGTAATAGCTGTTATTTCTCCATAACCATCTCTAAAACGAAAAAGTCTGCCAATATCAGTAGATTGAAAACCTGTATCAGTATTTATTCCTGTTATAGCAGATGCTGTTAAAGTTCTACTAGCTCCAACTGTATGTGCAGACATACCAAATGTTGTGGCTGTAGTATTGTCATCTAAGTATGGTCCATCAGTAAAATCTACTTCTGTAATAGTCCAAGAGGTATGACCAGTTCTAGATAATTTTTTAACAGAATAATCAGGATGACAAATGTACATAACGTCTGCTGATTGTGCGAATTTTAATTGTGGTAGATCTGCAGTTAAATAAGTTGTTGTTAATGTATAAACTCTATTTGCAATACCACCTGATGAATATGCTGTGTAAGAAGTTGTATTAACATTAGCACCATCTATATCTTTTAATTGAAATGTATTAGTTGCAACACTAGCAACTGTAAATCTTTTACCATTTACTTGTGTCATTCCTACAACACCAGATATAACAACTGTATCTCCATTAGAGAAACCATGAGATGCTGATGTAACAACACCAGGATTAGCTTGTGTAATTCCTGTTATAGTTTTGTTTGCTTCTAATATTGCACCACTGTCTTTATAAAAACGAATATAAAGATCACCAAATTCTAAAATGTAAGTTTGTGTTGTTGAAAATTCAAAAGGTATTAATCTTGTAAATGCTGATGATGTTTTAACTTCAGCTACAAATGTTGTGCCTGGTCTTCTTGCTGCAGATCCATGAGGATAAACAATCATGTTTTGTAAAGTCTTACAACCAGATGCGTATTTAGCTAGATCATTTCTACCATCTAAACGTGGTGATAATTCTCCACCTGTAAAGTTTGTTAATTGAACAGCAACTCTAGCCATGGTTTTTAAAACCTAGAGTTGATAAACGTATTTGAATCTACTACAGATGCCATACCCATTTCTTGATCTGTGTTATATCCTTCAGTTGAATCTACAAATCTAGCATCTTTTAATTTTTCTTGATACAGTGAATACATTTGCGTAGCTACTGGATTAGATGAAGTTACTGCATAAGCAATATCAGCAGCTAACGCAGCACTTAAAACTTCTCTAAGTAATTGATCGTATTCATTAGGATCTTCAACTCTTGATATATATAATATTTTCATAGAAGTAGAATGAGATAAAATCTTTCTGCCTTCTACAACGTGATCAGATTCGTAATCTAAAATTTTAATTAATCTTAAACAATCTGATGGTAGTGTAAATTGTTTTGTAAATCCCCAAGCTGGTGCTTCTGTATCAGCTGGTAGTTGAACTCTTTTTAATAAACAGTTCCAAGGGTGATGTCTAAATACAGCATCTCTTACATTTAAAAATCTAGCATTGCAAAGTCTTGCATTTTTAGAATCTTCTGTAAGTGTTAAGATTGTAGATGCACCTAATTGATTTAAAGCTCCGTTACAAATTTCTACTACTGATGCCATATTAAACTTTCTTTATAATATATTTACGTCTTAATTGTCTAGGTTTTACTGCTGCAAAGATCTCAGCTTCAGTAAGCTCTAAATCTTTATCAAAACCATGATGTGCAGTTGATGTATGTTTAAATCTATCAACTAGAACATAGCGATAGATATAATCTTTATTTTGTAAATGTAAAATTGTTTTTACGTTGTCTGTTTTTTTCATAATAAACAGTGGGGATTTTTAGTCCCCACTATTTAAAGTAGTATTAGTCTACTACGTATCTTACAGCAATTTGAACTACTCCTGAAGCGGCACCACCAGCTAACGTAGCTGTAATTGGTAAACCATTTTCATTAGCATCTACTACTGAACCAGCACCTAATGCAATAGTTGCAAAGGCATCTGTTCTAGCAGCACTTGATGTAGATGTAGCAGCTAAGTAACTAGCAGCAGCGGCAGCAACAACAGTTCCTGCAGCATTTTTATAGGCAGCATTTCCAACTGATAAAGTTGTAGATGAACCTAAAGCAGCATTAGTTAAATAACCATCAATGATTCTTGCACCATTGGGTAGGTTAACTAATTCTACTACGTCGCCGATTTGTGCAGATGCTAATGTAATATCAGCAAATGCAATTCTCATTCTTCCACCTAGTTCATTAGTATCAATCTTTTCAGAAGGTACGTTTTGAGACCATTTGGTTTTTTGGTTTGAGTATAATGTAGCCATTATATTTTCTCCTAGTTAGTTATTATTCGTCGCACGCTATTTGAACAACTTTTTCTTCTTCCATTCTAGTTGCGCCAATGCTCATGCAGTAATAAACTTGAGTGCTGTACGATTTGTCAGCTCTTTCATCTATTCTTGCCATAACATCTTTACCGATAGCTAATTTAATAGCATCAGCTGTAAAGGCATAACATAGTCTGTCGTCAGTGTTAGTTGCATCAAATGCTAATCTATTGCTAACAATAAATTTAAAACCTAAGAAAGAGTCTACTTGACCCTGAGCTAGAGCTTTAACTGTATTGAAATCAGCAGATGTGATTTGTGTTGTTCCTAATAAATCAGAGATTTGTTTTGGTCCACATACAAAGTATCTTTGTATAGATGGATCAACATCATTTACATCTAGGATTTTTTTAGCTTCCAACAATTTAGTTATAGTTAAACCATCAGTTTGTGATGAACTGTAAGGTTTTTGACCAGAAGGTAAAGATACCGAAGTAGCTCCAGTTTCTCCTGTATAACTTGTGCCGCCAAGAGCTGTAATGATAACATCATCCATAGCTCTTCCCATAGCAGCAGCCGCAGCTTTTGCATAAGAAGAAGTTGGATCAATTAGCATTCTAACTTTGTCTGCATTGTCTATTAGATCAGCCCACTCATAGTCTCCAAGACTAACTCGTCTACGACTATGTGGAGTGTCCACCTGGGGTGTATCAGAGTGGCGCGATGTTCTTAGAACAGCAGTAGTTTTTCCTACTTGATCAAAGAAAGCATTTTTGCCAACGATTGTTTCAACATCCGCAGCGCTTCTTAAATACGATCCCATTTGTTGAGATAGCATTTGTACGTTTGAACTGTACTGCTGTACAAAAGCAGTTGTTATTTGATTTGACATATTGTCATCTCCATTGGTTAAGTTTAATTTAAATAAACGAATGGATTTTCCACAACGTGGATCTATTCTAGAGTTTTACATCTTCGTAGATGTTTGTCTTTTCCAAATGCCAATAGGGTCTAAAAGATTATCCTAGTGATTTGCTCTATACATCAGTTAACTGCTGACGTAAAGCAAAAACTTCTTGAACAGCTTTATCATGGTTTGGATGTGATTTATTCCAATAAGCAGATCCTGGAGCTTGCAATTTAGCTATCTCACCCTCTATTTCATTAGGAGTTAAATAGTTTGGACCAGATTGCGCTACAAAGCTATCTTCTCCTACCATTTCAGCTAATTTAGCAAATGCTTTAACAACTTGTGGATGATCACCTAATTTAACACCACTTTCTAAATTCATGTTAAGAACATCTTCTCCAACATACTCTCTAGCTAATTGTGATGCTTTAGTTATCTTTTGTTCAAAAGCTCTACCAAATTCTTTACGAAGTTGTTGTTCACTTTCAACACGAGCTGTTTCAGCAGCAGCATCTAAACTTTTTAAATTTTCAGACATCATGTCATTATAAAATTTAACAACACCATCTGCTTGTTGTGGTAATAAACCTAATTTATGAGCTTGCTCAGAAAATACTTTTAAAGCGCTTTCATCAATGTTTGCATCTTCAGATATATTATATTTATATTCTTCCGGAGATTTGGGTCTTCCTAGTTTATCATAAACTACATTCCAATCTTCTTCAGTTGCATGTTTATTAGGTAGTGGTATTTTTTCTACCCCAACTAATTTTTGTGCATGAATATAACTTTTAGCTAAACTATTAATATCTTTAATAGGTGCTAAAGATTTATCTGCTCTGATGTCTTCTGCAATACTTGTTTTCCAATCTACTGCAGCTTGTTCAACTACACTTGTAACATTATTATTTACTGGAGAAGTCGCTGGACTTCCAGATGGTTGAACTACTTGTTCTACCACTGCCTGTTGATCACTCATTATTTCCTCCATGTTTTTTGTTGATCATTGATTTAATAAATAGATAGACAGATCTTTGTCCCTCTAAATATGCGCTTTCATAACTATCTCCTTTAACGAAAGTAGTTACGTTAGCATTACATCTTCGCTCTAGATCCTCAAGAACTTTTTCTCCATTCTCAGATCCAAAACAAATCTTATAACTTGTGTTTAAATTTTTTATATCTTTACTGTTCATTTATCGCTTTAAGTGCAGGAGCAGCTTTTCCAGCAGCTTCAGCAACTTGCATTTGTTGTTGCATTTCCATTTGCTGTTGTTGCATTTGTTCCCTTTGCAAGCGAATTTGTTGTACTTGAACATCTGATTTCATAACCTTAGCTGGTATTCCTAAAATATCTTGTATGTATCTTACTAAACCATCTATATCTATGTGATCAAACACAGGTGCCATATTTTGTAAAGAACCAAATATTTCAACACCTCTCATAATTGAGGATAACTCTGAAGTCTTTTGAGCTTTAGCTAATGGTGATACGTATTCTATTTCAATATCTTGATTTCCCAAAAATTCTGGTGGTTGTGGAAATTTTTTATTTCTCAATAGAATATTAAAAGCTCTAGTAATTAATGGTTGTAATAATTCTGATTGTAGTCTTCCAAGAACTGGACCCAACAATCTCATTTTTTCTTCTGTTCTTTGTAATACTTCTGTTGCTGTCATTTGTGGACCAGTGCTTGTCATTAACTGATCAACGAAAAAATTCTCTCTAATTGCTTTACGTCTTTGTTCTTCCATATTTAAACCTAATGGATTGTTAGCTCCAATATTCATTGGTTCAATTTTATCTCTAGTTCCAGCTCTATAGTAATTTAATCCTCCAGGTATGGTTCTTATTGGTAAAAGAAAACCATCATCAGGTACAAGCAGCGGAGGATCTATTTGTTTTTGCGCAGCTCTAATAGTTGTTTTAGACATTGTATTTAACATCTTAACATCTGCTAAAGCATTCATAGCAGGTGATCTTCCATAAATTTCGTTAGATGCTTTTAAGTATCTAGGAACTACATAAGGAAACTCTTCGTAACCACCTTCTTTTAAAACCGCTCCACTATCTGGATCTACATAAATTGAATAATAAGGTTTACCTTTATTACCCTTTGCAATTCCAAATTCTTCGTTTGGCATTACTAAATGTAATATTGGAACTTCATCATGTGGATATGATTTTGCTTTGTCTTTTAAATTTTTTGGTAAGTTTGCTTCACCGAATTTTAACATTACTGTTCTAGCAGGTAAATAGAATTTTCTAAGCATGCTATCCACCATACCTCGCTCATCTTCGGTAATAAAAATTTCTGCAATATAAATAGTTCTAAATCTTAGATCGTCATTAATATCTTCTTCAATCAACATTGCTGCTGTGCCAAAAGAAATTAAATCATGGTATAGTTCAAATATTTCTTGTTGAAAATTAGATGAAGAAAAAACTTTGTACATAATGTCTGTACAAGATTCTAACCATTCTTTTGCTTCATCATCTTTATCAAGTTGATTATTTCTATATTTTAAATAAAAAAATGGTGATGCAATATTAGTTAGCATTCCATGTAATGATGCTGACAATAATTCTAAAGAATGAATTGCTGTACCATCAAAAATTAGTTCGTGTCTTTTGTCTCCCTTAGATCTTTTTTTTGTAATGTCTGCTTTTCGCGGCATCATATAATCCGCAACTTCTTGCCAATGTTCTTCCCAAGTTTGACGTTGAGTATTTAAACTTTGGTATCTATCCAATACCAATTTTGCTTTTGGATTCATTGCCATATTATGCGCCTAATAAAGTTTTAGTAGAAAGAGTAGTCTGATCGCTTACACCAGAAGGTGATGTAAGTATAGTCATAGATCTTCCTCTTCTTTTTGCTTTAATTAATCTTGATGCTTCTCCCTGATCAACTTCTGCTTGAGTTGGTGATGAAATAGGTTGTGGTTTTGGAGCATCAACTTGTGGAGCTACTTGTTTAACAGCTCCTGCTCCAGTTAACATTTGTATTCCTTTTCCAAAAACTCCTCCTGAACCTCCACCCATATTATTCTCCTAGTAAAGTTTTTTTCTGTAAAGTTTCTTCTTCTGTCAATCCTTGCGCGCCAGTTAAAATTGTAGATGATCTTCCTTTACGTTTACGTCTAATCTCAGCTTGTTGTGCAGCAACTTCTTCTGCTCGCGCTTTGTCATCATAAGCAGGCGGAGGAGCTGGCGGCGGCGGAGGTGGTGGCGGAGCTGGAGCTTTAGGCATTAAAAATCCCATAACTATTCTCCTAAAAATTTTGTTAAGTTTTGTAACATGTTAAATCCATATTATATTATTTGCCATTGGTAAATAGCTTATTTAGAAAATATCTTATACTCAGAATCTGTAGCTCTAGGCATAGAGGTGCTTTTATTTAGCACTTCATTTACAGACAATGCTAAATATCTAAATGCATCTGCAGCATGAGAAGACCAGGCATGTACTGGCTTGCTATGAAATATCTTCATCTTTTCGTTATATTTTCTATGGTAGTGTCTTAATGCATCAACTAGATGTTTACAATTATCCATGTCAATCCAGCATCTAGGTAAGATCATTTTAGCGGAATGGATCCCATCTTCCAGCGGCAGTTTTGGCAAAATTTTAAAATTGATACCTAGCTGATAAGCAACATCTCTTCTAGTCTTGCCAGAAGAAAATTCAGTAACTTCTATATCATGCGGTGCATAATGCGTTTTATAAAAATAATCTTTCTTGCTAACAATATCGCAGTAGTGTGGTAAACCTTCTTTATTGTTTTCGTAGTAATCTATTATATGAATTGCAGCTCCAATTTGTTGGTAGAATATTATAGCTGTAGAATCTCCAACTCCAATATCCCAAGATGTATTAACTGGGAATGCCGGATTGTAAGGAACTCTAGTTAATTGTTTTTTATCTTCTAAATCTTTAATAATAGATCCGAAAATAGATCCTGATATATTTGCTATCCATGAGCATTCAAATTCTTGTTGATATTTTTCTTCTCCCATCTGCTCTCTTGCAGCTTTTAATTCTCCTTCATCAACTATGTTTGTTTTGGATGCTGGAGCTGTATAAGCAAACCAATCATCATGGGTTAATGCATACTGATATAATTCATAAAACTGATTTGACATTCCGGCAGGTGTTCCAATAAAAACGCACCATCCTTTTCTGTCGGATAGGCAGGGTCTAAGAACTTCATTCCAAAGTGTTGGATCTATTTGCGCCATCTCATCGCAACAAGCTCCATCTAAAAATATACCCCTAATGCTATCAGGTGTTTCAGAAGATAGCAGGGTTATTCTAGCGCCATTGGGTAGATCGCATCTCAATTCTGTTTCGTGAAATCTAACTCCAGGAATAACACCGGCATATTGTTTTAAATAATCCCAAGCAATGTTTTTCGCCTGGCGATAGGTTGGAGCGATGTAGGCATATCTAGGATTCTTTTTTGTGTTTAGCAGTGCCTCAATAAGTAAATGATTAATTAACATTACTGACTTGCCGAATCTTCTATGACAAGCAAGTACAGAAAATCGGAACTCTTTTAGCTTTTCGTGCAGTTCTTTTTGCTGGGGTCTAGGATCGTAAGGTATATCAACTATCATTAGTGTATCTTTGGCATGTCAGAAATATCATCTATTTTATGATAATCAATTCCAATCTTTTTTAATATCTTATTTGCAAACTTATCCATGTGATCGCTAT